TATATTCTTTAAGAAGAAGTCGTTTAATGCAGTATTGCCTCAGAATGTAGATGCTATGGATGATTCATTCCGGTCCTTTGCTACTACTAGTCAATCTTCAGATTATATAGAATTACAGAGACATGTACATTGTAAGGATTCATTTAAGATATATCCCGCTGAATTTGTTGCTGTATGGGGAGATACTGGAACTGGTAAATCCTCTCTTATTCAGAATTGGTGTATTAATGAACCTAAATATAAGACTCTATATGTAAATACTGAAGTAGGAGAACGTTTAATGTACCGTAGAGAGTTACAAATAGCTCATGGTATGACTAAGCAGGATATACTTCAACATTATTCAGATCCTGATGCACCTTCATTATCAGGTAAAGTAAACCATATTCATATGGTATCAGCATCTATTACTTTGCCTATATTAGAACAGACTATTGTTGCAGGTAATTATAAGTTGATTATAATCGATGTTCTTGGTGATCTGCATATACCAGGTGAAACAGATATAACTCAAAAGACTGCAGTAATAGCACCCGCGCTTAAACAATTAGCAGTTAAGTATAATATTATTCTATTAGCAGTACATCATATACCTAAATCTAAAGCTGAAGATGCAGAAGGTCGGTCCAGGAAACTTACTAAACATTCCGGAGCAGGTTCAGCAGCAATCGAAGATAAAGCAGATAAGATAATATTATTGGAAGGAAATGAAAAATCACCTTATCGAAGGATTAGTTCAGCAAAAGCCAGAGATGAGTCGCCATTTGATACAACGTTAATGTTCGATGCTGAAAGAACATTTCGTTTTTATAAGGAACCTATATGGCAGAAACAGAATCTAACGGAAATAGATTCCTCAAGTTCATCAGAAACAGTTACATTAATATCTCCTGGAGTAAAGTTGGATTAAGTATCCAACTATTCGAGAACCTCGCAATATTCATAGTTAAACACGATAGAGATATGGTCTGGAATATAACTTTTGGAATAAAACTATTCCGGTTCCAGACTGTAAGAACATTTTCATGGTATTATGGAGGAAAACAATGAAGATTACAAAGAAACAAAGAAAAAAAATTATTATGGAAGCAATAACCAAAGTTAAAAATGGTCACATGTTTTTATGTATCATTTTGGCTGGAATAATAAGAGACAAACATACTGGTCGTTACATGCCTAAACCTCAAGACATACAAAAATATATACCTGAATTTAAGAATTCAATAGCAGTGAAACATTTTAACGCTGAAAGAAAATTTTATTGGTGGGGCATGCGAGAAAAAGATCAAAGAAACCGCATTAGGTTCTTGCGTTATTTATTAACCGGCAAATTACCAAAGAAAGCGAGTAAGAAGAAATGAAAATAATTAGAATAATTCGACATTATTGGAAAAAAAAATATAGTCTTGATTATTGGATATTATCTGAAACCTATGATAATATTCTTACTCTTTTAAATCTTTCTAAAGAAACGAATAAAGAGTCAAACTTTATATTTTATATTAGTAAAAATAAAACCGATTTAATCAAACCTAAAAAAGTATTACTTAATGAATTAAATGATTATTGGGTATGGTATAAATATGATGAATTATCTTTTCAAATTTGTAAAAGAGTATTTCTCGATGAAGTATTAAAAGTAAAAATTCCGCCTAAAGTATTATATGTATCTCTTAAAAGGAATAAAAAGAAATGAGTAATTTATTTGAAATAAGTGCAGATATACTTGCTATAGTTGAACAGGAAGAAGAAGTTCCTCAAACTACAGAAGCATTGGAACTTGCATTAAATTCACTACAGATAGAATTCCAGGATAAAGCATTAGGTATTGCTCATTATGTACTTAATGAATGTATTGATATAAATGCTGCTGAAGAAGAAGTAGATCGTCTTAGAAAAGTAATACTTTCTAAGGAAAAGAAAATTGAATGGTTAAAAGCATATCTTAAAACACAAATGGAGATAATCGGTAAAGATAAAATACAAACTCCATTACGTAAGATTGCAATTCAAAATAATCCACCGTCATTAATTATAGATGATGAATCTACTATACCGGATAGATATAAGAAAGCTACTATTGAAGTAGATGATATATCTAAACTTGCAGAAATTCAATCATTATATCCTAATGCAAAGATAACGATAGAAGTAATGAAAACTCCAATTAAAGAAAATATAAAGAATGGTATAGGTGTAGTTGGTACACATATAGAAACTAAAACCAGATTGGTGATAAAATGATAGAATATAATAAACAAGAAAAATTAACAAATGAAGATTTTGTAGAGAAAGCAATCCAACTTTACAAACTCTATTGTGAACTTTATAATGATGATTTAGTAGGCGTTTCCTCAACTAATATTCATCTTAACGAAGAACGTTATTTTGATTTATTTTCTCAAGAAGAATCAACTATGAAACTCTGTAATGAGAATATCATATATTCTATAGTTAAGGATGAAATTAAATTTATTACTCTTAAGAAACTTACTATTGATATGGTAAAAGATAAAATATGAAAACATATATCGGTATCGATCCAGGTTTGCGAGGTGGAATTGCAATACTTGATAAAGAAATTAAAGTATATCCTATGCCATTTATAAATAATGAACTTGATATATTTGTATTCAAAGATATACTTTTAAGCACAAGACTAGGAGTCTATACTACTCAAATATTCTTAGAAGATGTTCATGCTATATTTGGTGCATCAGCTAAGAGTACATTCAACTTTGGTTACATATGTGGTCAGATTAATACCATATGCTGTCAAACTGGATGTATGGTACAGTTAGTTCAACCAAAGGTATGGCAGAAAGAGGTATGGATTAATGAGGATATAGTAGCTAACCCTACAGGTAAGTTCTATAAGAAGTCTAAGTTGCCTATTACTAAAATAGATACAAAGAAAACATCTTATAATGCAGTTAAGAGAATATTCCCTAATGTAGCAATACCTATGACTCCTAAAAGTAAAGTACCACATGACGGAATAGTTGATGCATTATGTATAGTAGAATATGGAAGGAGACAAAATAAATAATGTCAGCGAAAGAATTTGATTATGCTCGATGTTGGAAAGAAATAGTTGTACCATTAACTAAAAGATTTGAACCTCATCAGAAACAAACTCTTAATGATTTATCTTATCAATTAGATGATGCAAAACAAGAACGAGATTTAAGTATTTCATTAAAACATATACTTCCAAAAACTCTTGAAGAATTAAAATCATGGTCGACAGATGAACTTGTTTCTATTGCTAAGATATGTAATTATTATGGTCATTGGCATCCAAGTAAAACTCGTTCTGAAGTTGTATGGTACCGTTCAACAGGAACGCATTGGAAAATAGAAAAAGTACTCATAACTCTTGCTATAGAACGTCTTGACTATTTCGAAATTGCGTATCAAAATAAAATAGGATGGGATAAGCTTACTGAAGATTATATGGTATATCCAGAAAAGTCTAAGGAAAGAGAATTTGAAAAGTTATTGCCTCAAAATGAGTTCATTAAATTTGAAAAATTTAAGTCGATTAATTTTAAACCACATCCATTCATAATTGGTTCAGGACATTTTCCTAAAAATGGAGAAATGTATATTGAACCAAGACAAGCTCCTTGTTGTATGCCAGATTGTGGATTAGATTATGATCAACATACTTCAGAACAAATTGTTATGATGAAACTTTTACAAGATATTACTAATAAAGATATACAACCAATTCTATTATCTATTAAAGATTGGCTTGAAAAGAATAAGTTTTTAGGTATTGGTTTTAATGAGAATGGATTTAAGATAACAAATGTCTAAACACTATAAATTAAAGAAAGAACAGTTATATATGGTAAAGAATGCAAAGATGTTCAAAGAAAGATTTGAAGAAGTAAAAAGAGATATTCAGAATAAATTCAAAGAAATTAATACTCGATTAATTGCGACAAAACCATCTGATGATACTATTGCCCAACTTATTCTTAAAGAAATAATTCCTTTAAGGGAATTGAGAGAATTAGTGGATTCTAATTTAAATAGTCATAGATATAATTCTAAGATTAATTTAGAAGATGTATTGTTAAAAGTATATCCTGAAAAAGCTAAGAAAATTAGAAGTACTCTTATCGCACAAAACAAAGGTTTGGTTACTAAGAATGAAAAGAATACTAAACGTCTTAAATTACTTTATACAGAACTTAAAGACAAAGTAATCTTTAATGGTTTAGATCCATTAGAAGCAATTAAACAACTTCAAGCATTTAAAGAAGAATAGTCTTTCCTCGCTCGGAATAGATCGATATATAAAGGTGGAGAATGAAAAGGAAGTCTCTATGAACTCAAACCTGCTTACCATTGTTCCTATGCAATGCGTTAAATGAAACAGACCTTTATATATCTTATTAATAAGGAGAAATAATATGCGAATAGAAGTAGAAGTATTAAAATTTACAGATTCTGGTAATAATGGACTTTATACTTTAACAAAACTAAATAGTATTTACGCACAAAATAGTAAAAGAAATCATAATGCCCTTTCTCTTGGTACAACTATGATTGATATTGAGGAGCCAAGGAAAAAGAAGTTAGTGTATCAATGGTTATTTCAACATATAAACGGAAAGTTTGATACCACACCGTTTTACTATGGAAAAGATGAAAGAGATAAAGTTAGAGTTGCTATTGTTGATTGGTCTACATTTAAAGAAGGTGGTATTCTTAGACCCCTTATGGAATCAGAGAAAGAGATAGAAATATGAAAGCATACTTTATAGATTCGACAAAACAAGAAGTAACTGAAATTGAACTTGAAGAAGGTGGTTACACCGAACTCAATATGAAAATAGGGTGTTCTACGGGTACTATTCCTATTATATTCTCAAATGAAGATTCTTTATGGATGGACGATGAAGGATTATTTATAGAAGATCAAACTGGATTTAATTTTGAATTTGATGAGGATGATACTCGATGGAAATTTGTTGGTAACGCAATTCTCTTTGGAGTAAATAAAGATGGCAATACAATTGATGTTCAAACTCCTATCACACGATTACAAGCAATGATTACTTCTTGGATGTCTATTGCTGAAGTAAACTTATATAAGGAACAAATTGGAGTATGAGTATATCTAAAGAAGGTATCAACGAGGATATATTACAGAAAGCAGGATATAAGAACTTTGGTTGGATGAACGGAAGAAAAGAAAATTCAATAGACGAATGTATCAAAAGCAAGCATACAATCTCTGAATTATCATATAGTGAAGCAAAGAATCTATGTTACTGTGATATATGTAAGATATATTGGTTCTATGATTGTTCAGATTAAGGAGGAAACATGAAGAAAGGAACACCTGAACAAGAAAAAAAATATCAAAAGGAAATAATAAGAAGGAGAACTATTGATAAGTTGGCAACAAGAGTCAAACATAATTGCATTGATTATGGATTAAGAGCGACTGAGTTACAACTTGATTTCTTAAAGTTAAACCCAAATACTATTCTTCCAGAAAGAAAATTAAACTATTCAGATACTCTAATCTCCTTTGAAAGAGGAATAAATTTGTTTATTGAAAGTCTAAAGAAGTATTAATTCATCTTCCTATGGATGAATATAGTCACTATGATAGTAATACTAACGTGGATAACAAGAGGGTCTGTAAGGTTATCAGTTTTGATACAGCATATAGTGACTATTTATTAATTAAGAAAGGAACATATAAAATGATAATAAAACTAGTAAAAAATAAACCTAAAACTGGACAATTTGTTGCTTCGTGGATTCATAATAAAAATCTTTGGAATCATACATTTAAATATATAAATGGAGAATTGCATATATATGATAATGGCGGTGATTCAAAAGGTGATAGCTGGAATCCTTATACTTTTACCCTTAACAAAAATATTAAAAGAACACTTAAATATTATATTTATAAATAATTACGGAGAAGGATATTGATCTAAGTACTGATTAATATCCTTTTTCATTTTTTTATTATCTAAAGACGCGCGGTCCCTATATCTATTTATATACTCATTGAATGTTGTAATATTATCCAAGTCCCTGCTTATCTGCGGTAACTTAATAAATGGAATACCAGTCATATTATCTATAACCATAGTAGGATTCTCAATGGTCCTGCCAATATCTTTGCCTATTCTCTGAAATGGTAAGGCACTTACTACCATATCCTCTAGTTTCTGAGATACTCCCCCCGGTCCAGGAACGAATAATCCAAATAGTTGCGGTATTTCCCTTAATCCAGGTGGTACAATTGGTTGTATAATATTAACCGGATAAGGTAATGCACTAAAGAAGGATCTTCGTTTCTCATCGTCAGTACCAAACATATACTTCAATGAACTCTGTAATCCGTTATAAGGAGCCTGTAAGGAACTGCCAAATACAGAAAATGGCACTAGAGAGGCCATACCGAACATAAATAGGTCAGCAGCCATCATTCTATTGAATCTACTAAGATCATCACTCCCAGGGCCTATTCCGGTCATCTGTGCGGCTTTTAGAGTGTTATACCGGAACTCCACTGAATTATACGCATATAACTGGAATCTATGAAATATCTTACCCATTGGAGTAGACATAAATTCAGGACGTTCTCCATTGGAATATAAGAATTGACTTGATTTTACACCTTCTCGAGCAATCTGCATAATCCAGGGATCGTCATATTCAAGTTCAAAACCAGCCTGTCTAAATACACGCCGGGCATTGATATAATGCGAAAGCATTGAACGTTCTCTGGCTACACGTTCAGAAGAACGCATAAACCAAGAAGCACGATTAACCAGAATATCCATTAATCCGGCATCCTTTATAGTTTGTCGAATCTTTACATCTTTCCAATCGTTATTCGATGCTTGACGTATAATCTCAGTAAGTGCCTCGACACTTCCCTTTCTTAATGATGGATCCATACCAGCTTCATTGTAGAAAAAGGATTCAAGACCACCTAAATTCTGAAGAATAGTACGTATATCTCCACGATTACGAATAACATCTTTACCAAATTCTGCCTGTATATCTCCTAGTTTGAATGAACGTGTGTAAGCACTACCGCCCGAATTAATGAATGTCATAATCTCGGCAGAGGTAACATTAGTAACAGCAGTCTTAAAGGATGTAAGTAACGACATTAAACTCCACTTAGCTTCTGCCTGTGATAACCAACTAATCTTCTTATCAGATAAATTCTTCTTTACCTGGTCAACCCACTGTTTACGCAATTTAGTATTCTCATTATCATGCCATTGACGTTCTCCATCAGTCATTTCACTGCGTTTCTTTTTCTCTTTAACAAAAGTAAGATTATCAGCAATCGCCTGTACCTGTTTATATTCAGGGAATACTTTCTTACCAAACCAGGAATCTCCAATCTCAGTTATCTTATCATTCCAGAATTTATTGTTATAGAATTTCATCCAATTATGTTTTAATCCATAATTATATCCTTGTGGTAATTCAGGCGGAGTAGTATCCTGGAATCCCATAGTCTGTCTTGCATATCTCTCAAGCCAGTTAATCATATGTTCCCCACCTTCAGTTGGACCGAATGCTTTATTCTTACGTGCATCATTAACAACAAAATGAGACATTAAAGCAAAAGTCATATCATGCTGTGTCTTAAGAAGTATCTCATGAGCAGTAATAGATGCATTAATGCCTAATTCCCAATCAGGAATAGGATCATCCATATTCCTTGAACCAAATAGTTTATTAGGCAATATACTTAAGGAACGCAATGGATTACCTTTATCATAAAGATGTCCCATAAATTCCTGACCACCATTAAGATCATCTTCCTGATTTACATATCTTGCAATATCTTCCATCATTCTATATGTGAGTTTCTTTACTTCTTCAGGAGGAAGATTCTTTAATAATGGTTCATACATCTTCTTATAATATTCCGTTACAGTCTTTCTATTCAACGTCATATGATGAAGATAATTATCTCCATAAACATCATAGTTCTTATTACTCACTCCCATAATATTACCGTCAGGATATAATTGGTCCATTACTGCATCCTGCTGCGCAGGAGTCATATCTACAAATCTCTTTCCAAGTTCAGCATAATATCCGGCAGGATTCTGTTTCACCCCTCTATCAAATATTTCACGTTGTTCTGGTCCCATCTGACTATCAAAGAATACACCTTCAGGAGTAGTATATACATCAAAGAGATTCTCGTTTAATTTAATTGCTCTTGCAAGGTCAAGTTGTCTGGTGATAGATATATCAGGTTGACCACTCTTTAATTCAAAATGAAGTTGAATAAGATTCTTCTTTGTCTTTTCAACATCAACTAAACGAATTCTATTCTTGCCGTATTCCTGTTCGGCATATTCAATCTTGCCATCATGAGGACGGTTATTAAGATAGGAACGATACTCAGTCTGATAAGTATGCAATCCATTAAGAATATATTGTCTTAATGAATTTTTATCAAATGTTACCGGCGTGCCATCCTTACTAATAATCTGAAATTTACCATCGGGCAATTTCTCCCATGCTTTTATTGCCTTATCACGATTAACCATAAAGAGATTAGGAGTCTTAATAATACTGCCATCTTCATCGGTAACCTCATTCAACTTCGCATACTTACCTTCAATATCCGTAGCATTAACAATCTCTACTACCTTCGATGCTATATTATTATGTTCCTTATTCAATGCATCGTTATGCGGCATTGCCTTATCGTAAAGTTCAATAGACTTCTGTTTATCGGCATCCTTTGCTTCACGATAACCACCTTGAAAGTCATACATCAAAGAGTAACTTCCAAGTATCTTCTCTACTGGACTTCTTGATACCGGACCTTCTTCGGTTAATACCGGACGGAAGAACTTAATCCTATATTTACTAATTTCTGATTGTAACCGTTCAGTTGCTTCGGCAATTCTCGGCATTCTTAAGAACATCCAATTCTGTTTTACCTTCGGAATACCTTTTGGATCGAATGTATGTCCTTCAAGATAATTTATATAGAGTTTAAAATCCTGCCAGGTCATATTACTTGGACTCCATTCAACAGGTTCTCTATAAATATTCTGCATATATTCAGGGAATCTTGTCTGCAAATCATATAACTGTTCAGGCATATCCTTCAGAAGTTTACGATACCGAGTTGTATAATCTTTATACTCTATTCGCATCTTAGGATCAGCAATATCACCTTCACGTGTCTTACCATGTTGTTCTAAGAACTGATGTTTGAAGGAAGCCATATTCTGTCTTGCTTCCTTATCTAATTGTGTACGTGTATTATTCAATGCAAAGTCAGGACTCCGGGTAACAAAATGTGGAAGATTACCATTTAATTCAGAGATATTCATTGCATCGGCAACCATTTCCATAGATAATTTATCTTCCACCATTACACCGGCTAACTTTGTATATTTACCAAAGAAGTCTTTTGCTATTACAGGATCGACTATATTCATAATTAAAGTAGTACGTCCGCGATAGGTATCATATCTATCTTTCTGTTCTCTAAGTAATTGAGATTTATACTTCTCAATATTCTCGGGACTTATATCTCCTTCTTTCCCTGCTAATCGTGTTGCTTCAGGAGTATGATCTACTTCATTCCAATTAAGAGTAGATAACCATAATGCATCAAACAAATCCTTCTTAGGTTGGTCTAAAGAGTTTTTATAATCCTCTACCTTCTTCATTACTTCTTTCCATGACTGGAATGCATCTCTCTTCTCCTGCAGAGTTTTATATAGAACTTTTCCTCCGGGTTCAGAACGACTACTTACATTCGTAGCAATTCCTTCCTGAGTTTTAATAGCAATATCTTTGAGAGAAGATACTGCCTGTGTGAATGGACGTATCTCTTCCTCTAATAATTTAGTGACAGCATCATCAGTAAGATTCTCTTTGGGTAATTTAGTATCTATATATTGAGAAAGATGATCAATCATAAAAGACAATGATTGCATATCCTTAAAATCATTCTGCCATAACTCTTGTATGTATTTAGTCTGTTCACCTTTAGTACGTTCTACACGTTCTATTCTTGCATCTTTTAACCATTCATGAGATGTTTTATATTCATTTGCTTCTTGTTCAGTATTGAATACTTCGGACTTAATAGCACCTTCTTTTGTAGTCCAGATTACTTGTCGTTTATCGGGCCATAACTTAGCAGCTTCAATAAGATTCTTTGTAGAAGTAGAAACTAATTGAGACTGTAATTCACTCTGTCTATTTATAGGTTTACGAGTAACAGGGTCAATCATTCTACCTGCAAGTTCCCATGCTTTACTGTCAAGATATGTACTGCCTTTACCCGGAGGATTAATAAAATCATTTAATAACTCAGTCTCATTACCTTTATACATTGCGGCTATCTCATTCCATATTGGAGTCTGTCTTACATAAGAATTATTGAAACTTACACCTGCACGACCTAATGCACGTATAGCAAACTTTGCAATGGGAACATTACTCTTTATCAATCTATCCATCTGCCTACGTACCATATCTGATTTCACTACATTAGTAAAATCTAATGGTTCAGGATCGTATTTATATTCACTCATAAGTTGTGCAGTATGATACCATACACTACCTAAATCATCTATTTCACCACTTGCAGATTTTGCTTTATTAATCGCTTTACTCAAATCATAGAATATATCCTGTAAGTGTTTCTTATTACCATCATAGTCACGTAACTTAGTATTGTTATCTACTTCCATTAATTCTTTAAGGATAGGTACTTTACTCAATCCTACTTTCTTCATATGATTAATAAACTCTTGTGGATCGACTAGTTTGCCTTTCGCATCATAAACATCGGCAACGGAAAGTACACCACCTACAATACGCATAGTCTCATAGTCAACCGGAGTAGATTTACCATCCGCAGCATCGGCACAACGATTAACTATATCCCATACGGTACGATTGAATTCTTCGGGATCAGGTTTTACTTTAAGAATATACTTGCCGCCATCCACTTCAATGATTTTGCCGGTACGTAATATATTACCAAGTTCACGACCTCTATTAGCATTAGCTAACCCCCAACCTAAATTATTCTTACCTACTGTAGCATTCCTTCCAGCTTCTATTAACATAGTAGGAGAAAATAAAGAATATGGATCTTTAAGATTAGTATCTGGTTCACCACCAAGAAACTTATTATGTCCCTTCTCCATAGCAAAATCTTCAAGGTACTTACCTCCAGTTAATATCTCTTGTGCATCGGGTCTATTTAGTACCTGTCTAATAGTCAATCCCTTAGTATTGTCACCCTTGAAGAATGCATCTCGTTCCTGTGGAGTTGCGAAGAATCTTGAGAATCGATGTTTAATATGCGGTTGTTCTATGTGGTCTACTATCTTCTTATCCATACCAAAGAATAACTTGAATGAATCTCCATCATTATCAGCACCATCAAGATATTTTAGGTCATGTGGATGAACCGCTGCACCATATCCACCTTCACCTGGAATGTCCATGAATCCTCTTACAGTAAACCGTCTATTACCACTCGCATCAGACTGTGGAGAACGTGTACCAATAGTACGGGAAAAGAAAGATTCAAGTTCTTTATTATTAAGATTCTTCTGATACATATCCCATAATTCACCAAGAGATATTTTATCTTTACCTACAATCTCTCTTAATTCTTTTGGAGTATCATGTACCATATCACGTAATCCCTTACCTAAGAATATATCTCCTTGAGAGAACTTCCTGCCACTTGTTTTCTCATAATTAATCACGTCTGCAGGAGTTAATCCATAGAATGATTTTGCAGATGCAGCAAATCCATCATACGCAGGACGTTGACCTCTATCGGATATATAACGATGTAATGCCTGTTCGATATAATCTCTTATAGGTTTTTCTCTTAAGAATGATGCAGTAATATTATCCTTACCGGTATAATTTACCGATAGTTCAACTGCACCACGCAACTTCTCTAAATATTGTACAAGATTCTCTTCGCCATCACCTTCAATAATATCACCTTTATTAAACGTATATCTTAACAACTTATCAACTACTGCAATAACCTTAGGACCACACTTATGGAAATCTTTACCTTGCATTACCTCAAGTAACCTGCCTATACTTACTTTGTCAAGATCAACCTCCTGTCCAGTTTTTAATGTATCAAATGCTTTGTTAACTTCATCATTACCATTAAGACTTGGTTTAACAACTGTTTCCATTAAATGATCTTTAAGTTCAGGAAGATTACTGAAGAATTGTTTAAGATAATTTACATCTCCCATTTCAGTATCTTCAGTAACTCCAGGATTAAGACGTATAGAAGATACAGGTATATCATATTTCATCTTCTCTATCTCTTTAGGGGTCAATATCTTACCGGTAATATTCTTCGGAATATAATTACCTTCTTTGTCTACATCCAAGTATACGGTAGAAATATCTCCTGCCTGTTTAAGAGAAGTATCGTTCCTTACCTGATCTAAATCTTCACCTAATGCCTTAATAAGTTTCTCTTCATGCAAAGTAGTAGCACGATGCAAACCTTCCTTATCAATCTGCAATCCGGTAGACAATGATACTGCAATTGCATCCTTATAGAATGCAACCTTATCACTAGTACCAAGTGTTTTCATAAAGCCACTATTTGCCCTGGATAGATACGCAGTAGAACCATCCTCCTGACCACGAAGATCCTCGTTAAATACATTCTTTAATCCGGTATTTAAGAATCGAATACGAATACCTTTATGAACGCCCCTGCCTATTACTGTAGGGTCTAATGGAATACCACCACCTGCAATAACTTGCATACGTTTATTATATCCTACTGCATCGATAATCGTACTATTAGGAGAACTATATAACTCATAGAGATTCTGTTTCTGATTAAGTGCCAACCACTTCACCATACGATTACCGGCCATTTCATCAAATGCTTTTTCAAGATATTGCACCTGATAAATATCTTCTTTAGCTTTCTCATATGGTCTATCCATATTATCTTCTACATATTTAACCCTGTCCTTAATATACTTCTCATAACTTGTACCAATAGTCCTTCCCTTTGCCTGGTCTATCTGATTGAATCCATCCTGAATACCGGAACGATAAGTAATACCCTTATGAGTAAATGTATAGGTATTGGTTTCACTATCAAATTCAGTAGTACCTCTTACTTCGGTTAATACTCTATGATCATCTTTCTTATTACCGATAAGTAATTGACCATGTTCATAGATAGAATGAAGGAACTTATTAAGGTTAATAGAATGAAACTTTGCTTCTCCATCTTCATAATATTTACTTTCTTCAAAGATACCTTTGGTTTTATACTTACCATTTCTTCCATATGGACCGTAGATTTCATTAATTTCCGTAATATCAATACCCAATATATTCTCATAATTAGAATAATCCCTGCGTTCAACTTGTTCTACTCCGGCATTATTATATCCGGGTCTACGAACTAACGTTTTGTCATTCTCAGAATAAACAAGTTGTGTAGATACTTTTGTATTGGCATACATATTCCAAAGAGAACTTATCTTCTGATTCTGTTTCTCCGTAAGAACAGCACCAAGTTGCTCTTCAACAGATTTCTTAACAGGTATATATTCTCTTTGTTTATTATTCTGATGTTCAGGGAATACTTTACCAATAGCAGAAATTACTTGCATCTCAATATCACTTGGGAAACTCTCTGTAATCTTACTCATCTTCTGTACCGATATACCGGTTTCACGAAGAGATTGCAATATCTCTTGATACTTTTCAGTAATGGTATGGTTACCATCAACTGCAACCTGCACTCTGTTTGCAGTCTTACGTACCTCCTCTGCAAGACTTGGCATAATATCTCCCACCTCTTGCATTACCTGTGGTATAACACCTTCTTGTAATTGTGTACGTTCTTCTTCACTTGGACTTCTTCCTATACGTTCGCTGAATTCCTTTTCTCTATTACTCATCTCATCATCAAAACGCATCTTAGCAATATCGGCGGTCAATAAATGAAACCGTTCAAACTCAGGACGTTCTAACATAGTAGCTAAATCCAATGGAGTCATATCCGCAATCTCTTGTTCAGATTTACCAGACATTCTTGCAAGTTCTTCATTGGACATCTGATTGACCGCCGCTTTAGCAAGTTGACCGTTGAAATGATGTGTCTGTATAATATCAAGTTCTGCCTTCACACCCTCAGAAGGAAATTCCCCTTTACTATTCATAAACTTATTAAGATTACCACCAGATTTAAACATCAAATCTGAATGAATTACACCTTGATTGGGAAGATGTTTATTCACAAGTCTATTAGCTTCTTTAATCTGATATGGCATTTCACGCCAACCAAATACACCATTAAGCAACCCTTCATATATCGTATATTCCAATGGTACATCATTCTTATATGCAGTATATCCAGCCATAGTAACCCCGGCTGCTACTGCTCTCATAGATTTAAGAATAAGATCCTGACTCTCTTTAGGCATTTCCATTAATGAACCGAAACCTAACTTCTTCATTGTTTGTTGAGTAACAGCATTAGCAGTACCACCCTGTATTAATGCAAAAGGAATACCTTCAAGAAATGCACTTGAACGAGTCTTGAAATCTTCAGCACTAAAATATTCTAATGGATTAAATGATATAGGTCTGGCGGCTGCAGCGGAAGCAAATCCCATAAATACAGATTGACTTATAAGATGTTTCGTCCACTCTTTGGTAGATTGCTCTAAGGTCTTTTCTGCAATCTTCTCTGCAAATTTCATTGTAGCACCTGCAGCAGAAGTCTCAAAGAATCTTTCCATACCCTTTGCACCTATAGAACCGATAAGAGTAGGTATAGATGATGCACCAACCTTACCAGTTAACCATCCACCTAATGTAGTAATCTCTTGTGAACTTTTAAGTAGTTTCTCTGCTTTACTTGCATTGCCTAACAATTTTATTGAATATGCTGTACCCGCAAGTCCTATCTTTGCCCAAGCACCAGGAGTAGGCAACCACCCTATAAAACCAAGAACACTACCAAGAGAACGTGCTATATACTCTGGAGTAGTGTCCGGTGATTCTTCTTTTAATATGTCAAATGTTGTTAATCCTTCAAGATAACCGGATGCGAAATTCATTCCCAATGAGGACAGTGACCAATCTGGTTTCTGCTCTAGGGGATTAGCACTGGCTAATCGTATCATATGTATTATCCTTTATTTATTATTGCACCTTTTCCTGTAATTGCTGCACCTGTAATTCTGATTTTTGATTTCCTAAATCTCTTGCCTGGTTTGCTAATTGACGCATTCTAATTTCATCAATAATATCCTTTATTTTACCTACGGTGGCATTACCTAATCCCTGAGTATTACCAATATCGATAGGTATCCCATTTTTATCTTTCACAAGACGACTATCCGCCATTTGTATTAATGTGGACTTCTGTGGATCAAGATACATTTCAACAACTTTAGGATTTACTTTTTTATTTGCTAATTCTAATTCCATAATTTGTAATAACTCAGTTTGTTTATTCATAACTGAACCAAGTTTAGATTCGTCTGTAACATACTTTGTTTCTTCAGGTGTACCAGAACTAAATGCCCCAAGAACATCAGATGCCAATTTAACTCCATGTCTAAGTCCGAATAATGGATTAATCAATAATTGTCCGGCAGTAGTAACAGCAGGGGCAAACCACGGATTATCCTTAACATCATTATATGTTTTATTAATAATACCAGGAGGTATTGCTGGTGTTGTTTCCTGCTTCATTAATCCTCTAGCATTTTCATTGGCATCTTTAGTAATTTTCATCATACGTTGTAAAAATTCGTCCTCTTTTCCTTCCTTTGCCTTTTCCCTTGCATCCTGCATGCCTAATTGCCATAAAAGATTTTCTCTTGCTTTTACCATAGCAAACTGCTCCTTAGGTACAAATTCATCATCAGGGGAAATGCCACCAATATCATACATACTCATAACCTGTTTAGCAGAAGTTTTAGGTATGGCTTTAAAAGCAGGATCGCCTTTAACAGAAATATAATCATTATGAGCACTTTGTAAACGTTCCTTATAAACAGTATCGTATTGATATTTGGCTCTATCTGCACGTTCTTGATCTGCAATAGTAATCTGCTTATTAAGTGCTTCCATCTTTGCTGCTTCCATCGCTTTAGTAGCAGCAAGTTTCTGTTCTTCCATTGCAACTGCTTGAGCATGTTGTTGTTCATCCTGTGCTACCTTAGTACCAAACTTATAAGAGTCTACAAATGTATCACCAAAATTATTAGGCATGATTTATCTTCCTTCCGGATAAGTTACTTCTGGTGGGAATAACCAATCATATTTAGATTGACCAGGAGTATTAGTACCGTTCAAAAATCCTGTTGGTTTATTTACATCACCAAAAGATAAAATATCATCTAAAGGTTTCTTCTTATTGAACAAAGTATTATAACTTTGCATTCCCATTTCCTGTCCTAATATTCCAGTACCCATCTTAGTAATACCACCAAACATGTCTTGCCATTTCTGAGATTGACCACTATCAGCAGCAAACTGTCCCTGAGAATTAGTTATATCTGCTTTAAGTTTACCTTCAGCATTAAATTGTGTTGCTTGATTATACATCTGTTCATTCTGTCCGGTAAGATTCAAGAACTGCTGATTAAGATTACCGAATGATGTTTCGGTGGCGGACATACCAACATCCAATGCTTTTGCCATTGCCTGTTCTCTTTGTTGTTTGGCAATAATATTACTTGTAGTACCACCTAAACCCTGTGAAGCAAGTCCGCCTCTTAACGATGAAGTACCGGGAACAAGATTAGTAGCTAATTTCATAATCCTTCTGGATTCATCGTCTTTCATCTTCTGTTGTTCAGATTGCAGGAACTTCTGATATACCCCCTGGAATCCATATCTCCCTGCATCTACACCTTCAAAAGATACATCCTTCCATTCAGGACTATCGGTAAACATACTACCAAGTAATCCTACTCCTGCACCAATTGCTCCCATCGTTAACGGGTCCATAATATCATCTCCTTATCGTAATCCTATCATCTTCCGCCAGAAGATTGTTATACCTCTTAATATAGGATATGTTGCACTTAAAGTAAACTTCAATTGTATAGTTCTATATTTAGTTGCCAAATTAGTCAGGTAACTTCCACTTGTTACTGTAGTGCCATAAGTCTGTGCATTATTATAATCCAGTACACAAGGTAATGATGTAGTACTGTCAAGAATAACTTTATAGATCTTCTTTAATGTACTATCGTCACCAAGATTAATCAATGCAGTCCACCAATATCCAGTCTTTACAGTAGCGGAACCTAATAACTT